CCTGTGCAGATTTTTTGACAGCCCTCCAGGGTGAAAAACTGCATAACAGGATATTTTCTCTCAGTTATTACTATATAAAGCTAGGAGGATTTTACATGTCTAGGAAAATTACTACACCATTCAAAGAGTTAGGGAAATATTTAGAGCCAGATAGAACACACTCAGTAAGTTTTGTCACGAGTGATGAAGAGTACGAAAAGCTTAAGCTAAGTGCTCAACGTCAACATGTCAGCAACAGTGAGTTTTGCAGAGCATTGCTTAAGATGTATTGGGAATACGAAGCCAACGAGATGAAGAATAAAAAGGAGCCAGATGAAACTCAGCAAGAAAGCCCAGACGTACTACGATCAGATAGCCCCGATGTTAGCGTTGAATCCGAACAGCAAGGAACTACTGATGAGACTGGCGGATGCATATAGCATGTACGATGAAGCAGAGGAACTATTGCCCGAGTGTAGCGTATCACTCAAGATCAAAGCTACTCAACTGATCAGTAAGTATTCCACACTGCTAGGACTTACTAGCACTAAGAATAAAGGTGCCGCACCAACGTCAGACTTGCACGATTTGTTTCCACATCTAGAGGGCTAATGAACGAATACCAGATGTATTTCAAAGGACTGGAACACAGTCTGACGAAAGCAGACAAGATAGCAGACGAGCTAGGCCATTACATTGATTACGAATTACCTTATAAGATTTGCCATTTCCTCAGTACTTTCTGCATACAGAGTAAGCACCCATGGACGGGCAAGCCACTGTCACTAATGCCATGGCAGAAACAACTGATCTTAAGAGCATATGGCTACCGCAATCCAGATGGTAGCTTACGCTTCCGCCATGTGTATGTGTTCACTCCAAAGAAGTCAGGGAAGACTTCTTTGTTGAGTGGACTCGGGCTATACCATCTGCTCCAGCATCCAGGTAGTGAGTGTTATTGTATCGCCAGTACTGTCGAACAAGCTCAAATCCTATTCAATCAGTCCTGTGATTACATAGACAATTGCCCGTCCCTACGATTCCTTAAGATTCGCAGAGACATATCCTTGGTACAGGATGAGAAACGGCACAGTAAATTTCGTGTATTATCCAGCACACCAGAAGGTAAATCAGGACTCAATGCCAACTGGATAGCACTGGATGAAACATGGGAATGGAATGGAACACATGCCCAAGTGATCTATGACAGGCTGTGTAATGCAGGTATGACTAGAGAAAATCCACAGCTTTGGAGTATCTCACACTGCCAATATGAACATGAACACCTAGGCTACAGGCTGTATCAACTGGCACTGGATATTATGGATGGCAAGGATGAGCGATTAGACACACTAGGAATGGTGTATGGACTCAGGGAAGATGAGGAGTGGACGACAGAAGAACAGTGGATCAAAGCTCAGCCAGCAATGGTAACTGAGAATTTACCCACTGGTACTGTCACCATGAACTACTACCGCCAAGAATATGAGAAGGCAAAGAACAGTCCACTAGATGCCATCCGTTTCAAAACGTTCCTACTCAATATGCCAGTAGGGCATTGTCAAGCTTGGCTGGATATTACCAAGTGGCGATTCTGTAGAGGACTATTTACTGAAGAGGACTTACATGGATATCCCGCTATGATTGGCTTGGATATGTCCAGGCGTAATGATCTGACTTGTTATGTGGTGGCAGTAAAGAAAGAGGATGATGAGGGCAAGCCGAACATATATCTGTTGCCCAGATTCTTCAGCCCGAAGCAACTGGCGACTATCAAGAGCAAAACGGATCATGTGCCGTACCTTGTATGGGAGCAGCAAGGCTACATCAAACTAACTGAGGGAGACATTATTGATCCTACTGCCATCAGGGCAGCCATCTTAGAAGACGCCCAGAAGTTCAATATCTTGGAATTCCGCTATGATCCTTATGGTGCTACCGAGACAATTATGAAACTCCAAGAAGAAATGGATTGTGAATTTCTGGAAGTGAAGCAGAGTTTTGCCAGCATGTCACCCAGTACCGCCTATCTAGAACGCAAGATGCTGGATCATACTATCCGTCATGCTGGGCATCCGATCTTAGATTGGTGTGTCAGTGTGGCCACTTGCCGCAGCAACAATGAGGATCAAATAATGCTGGACAAGCTCAAGAGCAATGGGCGGATAGATGGGATTGTGGCCAGTGCCATCGCAATGGGCGGGTGGCTGGCATATGAGGATGATACCTGGGACGGGCCTATGGTATTTGTGTGAACAGCTACTAAATACCGTTATGTCAATCTGGAACAAAATATTCAAACGATCCATCTTAGATAATCCCAGTGTTAATCTAAATGATCCCGCAACGTATGAAATGCTCACCAGTGGCCCACCTAGCTCAAGCGGTGTTAGGGTGAGTCTACAATCAGTCCTAGGCAATCCCGCAGTCCGCAGAGCTTGCGAACTCATCAGTACCAAGGTGGCCATATTACCACTGAACGTGATGAGGTATGGCAACAATGGCAGCAGGGAAAAGGACAATCAGCATCCCGCCCAGAAATTACTGAGGCGTAGTCCTTCACCACTGTACACACCATTTGTATTTCGCAGGACTATGCAATTGTATTGCCTACTCTATGGCAATGCGTGGGCATATATCGTTCGTGACGCTTATGCCTTGCCAGTCGAGTTGTTGATACTAGATCCAACAGCCACCTATATTGATACCTCCACTGGCTTACCGCTAATCCGCACCAATCTAAATGACAAGCCATTTACCCTTGCCACAGAGGACTGTCTACACATCCAGAATATTGGCGATGGTGTCGAGGGCTATAACACATTGCAACTGGGACGTGATGCTTTGGGCTTGGGCTTGAGCCTCCAACGTCATGCGGCTTACTACTTCGCCAACAATGCCCAGCCAAAACTAATTGTGGAATTACCGCCAACGATCAAAGGACTGGAGAAGGTAACGGAATTCCGCAATGCTTGGTATCGATCCCACGCCAACGTAGAAAATACATTCAAGCCAGCATTTGTTCCCACTGGCACCAAGACAACTACTGTGGCCATCAATAATGATGAAGGACAATTCAATCAGTCCAGGGAATTCGATCTTATAAGCTCAGCCAATCTATTTGGTAGCAGCCATTCCAAGATAGGATCAGCACAGAATACCAGCTATGGAAGCTTGGAACAGGATGACAAGAATTTCCTTGCTGACAGTATTGAACATCATTTGATAAATTGGGAAGAGGAATGTCAAACTAAGTTACTGACGGAGCAGGAAAAGGAAGAGGAATCCCACTATATCGAGTTTGAACGTAAGAAGCTCATCTCTACTGACATTAAGACAGAGATTGAACTTCTAGGATATCAATTCCAAAACGGTATGATCAGTTGGCAAGAGATGCGACAGAAACTCAACATGACTACGGACAAGAGTGAGGATGAAACTTGGCAGCACCCCAGCAATATTGTGATAGAGGGTGAGGAGCCAGAGCCGCAGCCGATGCCGCAGATGCTACCCCAGGCTCCAGCAGAGGAGCCAGTGGAGGAGGAAGCGGAAGAGGTAGCCCGCAAACTAACGGAACAGACTGTATCCCGATTGCTTAAGCGGATAAGCAAGGCAGTCAGTGAAGGGCAGACAGACTTAACAAAGCATCGGGATATAGTCATTGAGAACATGTCGGCATTCAAAAAAGGCAAAGAAATTGCTGAGCGAATGTTAGACAATATGCAACACGAATTATCTGCGACATTACCAGAGCAGCACCAAGCTGTACTGGCTAGATACACCACTGAACAAATCGTGGAGGAATTATGGAAATAAGGATGACGACGGATACCACTCAGATAGAGGAACGTAATGGACAACATTACATCAGTGGGTATGCCAGTGTATTTTACAACTCAGCCGATCCAGGTACAGAGTATCACTTAGGCGGCAACTTATACGAACGAATAGATTCCCAAGCATTCAATCAAGTCCTAGCCGAACGATCCAACGTAGAAGCCAGATTCAATCACAGTGAAGATTACATTCTGGGTGATGTAGAAAGTAACACATTGCAACTCCGCACCGACAGCAAAGGCTTACGTTATTCAGTACCTTTCGCCCAAGACGATCCCGATCATATGAAAGTCAGGACTAAGATTAGTAAAGGATTGTGTAAAGGAAGCAGCTTTGCGTTTCAGCCAGGGAAGACGGAATTCACCAATGAGGGTGACAAGCACATCTGTTGGGTACGATCAGTCAAACAGTTAAGAGACGTTGGGCCAGTGAGTAAGCCAGCCTACCAAGCATCTACTGCATTTGTACGATCCAAGGAAATGGAAGACAATTATGCAACTTGGCTTGAGCAGGAACGACTAAAAATCGAGACGGAAAAAAGATTAGAGAAGTATAAATAACTTTGGAAAGTCCCATTGCTTTGAGTTTACGCCCGCTGTTTTTTAGCCATTCCAGCGGGCGTATTTTTTTTAATGGTGTTGCATAGATAACAATAGTTTTACTCAAGATCTGTGGTCACGCCCAGCAGCCTCGACTCTGCTGGGCGTTTCTGTTTAATAGGTGTAGATATTGCATAGTAGAATTTTTGTCTTACCGAGTGTAGGACTAAGTTCTCTGCGAAAACTCTTTTTCTTGAAAAATGCTTAGGGTGTGTTGCCCTAAGCATTTTTTTATTTAAGGAACATAGATACACCATAAGCCAAGCCCCAGAGCAGCGGCAAGAAACTTATCTAATATGGTGATAAAATGTACGAACTCAAAAATCTTAAAGAACAACTGGGTGGTGTCGTTGCTGATATGCAGGGCATGGCCAATGTAGTCAAAACTGAGAATAGAAATTTCTCCAGTGAAGAGCTTGAAAGATGGGACTCTTTGGAATCCCGCAAGAATGATCTTGATAATCAAATCAAGACGCAAGAAAGAATTGAAAAAGTCCAGACGCTTACCCTGAGCGTCCCGCAAGTATCCGAAAGAAATTATAGCCGCAGAGCTATTACCCAACACGACGTAAACAATGCTTTCCGAGCTTGGGCCATGCGTAGTGCTGGTGTTGGCCACCTTTGCAAAAAGGAATGGGAAGAAGCTGCTGAGCGTTGCCAAGTGGATACACACCGCCCCGATCTCACCCTAGTGCTACGTACCAATAACGGACAAGTTGTCGGTACTGATGCTGCTGGTGGCTATACCGTAGAAGAAGGTATGGTAGCTGGCTTTGATAGAGCATTGAAGCAATTCGGTGGAATCCGTGAAGTGTCAAACAATATTTCCACTGCTACTGGTGGCACCATCAATTGGCCAACTGTAGATGACACTGGAAATGAAGCCGCCATTGTTAGCGAAATCGTTGCTAATACAGCCGTTGATATTGCGTTTGGTATCAAGCAGATTGGCTGCTTTACCTACCGCACCAGTGCTTTCCCAGTATCCTACGAATTGCTCCAGGATTCCGCCATCAACGTTAGTGATCTAGTTGGCTCTTGCTTAGGCGAACGAATTGCCCGCAAGACAAATACTGATTTCACAGTTGGCGATGGAACGAGCAAGCCAGCGGGTGTAGTCACTGACAGTGTTAAGGGTGCCGATGCCGATAGCACCAGTGGCGTTTCTTACTCTGATTTGCTGGATCTCTACCACAGTGTTGATCCCGCCTACAGAAGTTCTGCTGTGTGGATGATGAACGATCTGACTGTCAAGAGTCTAGAATCTCTAGTGGACTCCACTTATCGTCCTTTGTGGAGAAACGATCTTACCAGTGCAAGCCCAGGCATGTTGCTAGGCAAGCCGATTGTCATCAACAACGCTATGGCCAATGTTGCTAACAGTGCTAAGTCCATTCTGTTTGGTGATTTCAGCAAGCACATTATCCGTAATGTCGCATCCGTCCAGCTATTCACGCTGAAGGAACGATACATGGATCAGTATGCTGTTGGCTTTATGGGAGTCTATCGAGGTGACTGCAAACTTGTGAATACCTCAGCGGTTAAACACTTGTTACACTAATACATAAGAATTAGGTAACACGCTCCACATGTTACAGATGAAGCCCGCCCGTAAAACGGTGGGCTTCTTCGCTAAATAGATTTATGCTTACTACCATATCAAAATCCGCTGACGAGATCGTATCACTAGCAGCCCTTAAGGATCATTGCCGCATTGACATTGAGGAAGATGATTCCTACCTAGAAGGACTCAGGGAAGCTGCCATTCAACTTATCGAAGCGGAGACTTCTCAATGCTTCAGAGCCTACACTTACCAAAGTGTAATAGCCTGTTTCTCCAGCAATCGCTTGTTTTTACCGAAGTCTCCGCTTCAATCAGTTGACAGCATCAAGTATTACGATACGTCCAACGTAGAAATTACGATGGTGGAAGACACTGATTACAGGGTAGTTACCGCTAGCAATCTGCCGGGATTTATCTGCCCAGTAGATTACTGGCCATCTGTCTATCCAAGATATGATGCTATAACAATCCGCTTTACCTGTGGATATACTACGCCTCCCGCT